GTGCATCAGAGCACCAAGGCGACCGCCCTGGGTGATGTGCGCTGAGGCAGTGCTGGGTTCGTGATCGGCAGTGCCCCCCTACGGGGGGGCGTTGCGCGGCGGCGCGTGTGGCTAAAAACACTAGGTACCATTAAGCTATAAAGTCTTGCTTTGGCGAGGTCTTTATATAACTCTTCACTTTTCTATATAAAACAAAAATGGAAATAGGTATAACTTCTATGCAAAAAAATCCCGGAGAAAATTTTAGCACCGTAGAGGTCGATTCTGTAACTGGTGAGTATGTGATAAAGGTGCCCGAGTGGATTATCTCCGAGTTTGGGTGGTTTGAGGGTACAGAGATCAATATGGAAGTAGATGGTGACAGTATCGTAGTAACCGAACTCTAAGGTTTACAATAGAGTAGACTTGGAGTATAATTACTACTGAATCGATTCAAATTCAAACTTGACTTAAGTTATGGCAAAAGGATTTACAGTAAAAGCAAAATCCCCCGTTAGTAAGAAACCTGCAGAGGCGGAATGGGATTATGCGAAAGCAAGAGAGATGGTCAAAGGAAAGACCGTTGTATTCTGTCTCCCAGGTCGCGGTGTTTCATACACGTATCTGAAGAACTTTGTGCAACTGTGCTTTGATCTAGTACAGAACGGAGCATCTATTCAGATCTCTCAAGATTATAGTTCTATGGTGAACTTTGCACGTTGTAAGTGTTTAGGTGCAAATGTTCTTCGTGGTCCTGATCAGAAACCTTGGGATGGTAAGTTGCAGTATGATTATCAATTGTGGATTGATAGTGATATTGTATTCAACACTGAGAAGTTCTATCAATTGGTATTGATGGATAAGGATATTGCATCTGGTTGGTATTGTACTGAAGATGGTCAAACTACTTCTGTTGCACACTGGATGGATGAAGAAGATTTCCGTGGCAATGGTGGTGTTATGAATCACGAAACACTTGAAAGCATTGCAAAGCGTCGTAAACCATTCACTGTTGATTATGCAGGATTTGGTTGGTTGCTGATCAAGAATGGTGTGTTTGAACACGAAGGTATGCCATATCCTTGGTTTGCTCCTAAGATGCAGGTCTTTGAATCTGGTGAAGTACAGGATATGTGTGGAGAAGATGTAAGTTTCTGTCTTGATGCAAAAGAGGCAGGATTTGAGATTTGGTGTGATCCTCGCATCCGCGTTGGTCACGAAAAAACTCGCGTTATCTGAGTCTAATGAAAGAGAAGTATACAATCCTCCTCAAGGGTAAAGTTCTTTATAAGGGGTTGACCGAGGAGGAATACTTTGATATTATGGAGGACCTTTCGATAGAGTATTATCAGAAAGGCACTCCAAGACCTCAAGATCTTAAAACAAACATCACTAAGTTCTAATTATTATGGCACGTTCAAAAGTCGGTCTCTCTGGTGAGAAAATGATCGAGTCAACCCCCAAGAAGACTCGTCAGGGGTTTGGCAAGAATACAAAATATGCCGCTACGTCTCGCAATAATGCTAAAAAGAAGTATCGCGGACAAGGTAAATAAGATTGAATGGGGTTTAAACGCCCCTCTTTTTTTACTCGTATAAAAATGACTGAACCACAATCTGATTTCTTAGATAATCTTGCAGCAAAACAACACGAAAAATTGATTCGTGAAGTTGCAGGAGATTACAAAAATACCGATGAAGAAGAAGGTCCACAAGACCTGGCAGAGTAAATAGTTACTCAGGGATAGTAACCCCTCAAAAAGTTCCGTTTTTAATCGAAAAGGAGCACCAATGTCAAAGTATCACGTAGACCGTGACACAGAGTATATGTACCAGATGTGGGGCACCACATCATTGATTACAGATTATTGGACCAAACCACATAAAACCAGTGACGCAGCAGAGGAATTAACGGACGAAGAGCAAAATCAAGAATAGAGGTATAAATAAATTCAGAAAAATGTACCATTTTAATGGCAACCCAGAAGGTCTCCAGAGCATTTAAAGATATTAGTTTTGCCTTTGATCCACATCCTGTGACAAAGGACCTTCCTGTGCTTGTTAATGAGCGTGCAATCATTAGATCTGTACGCAATTTAGTGGAAACCATCCCAACTGAACGCCCATTTAACTCCTTATTAGGCTCCGACATTCGTGGGAGCCTTTTTGAGTTTGTGGACGTAGCAAATGCATACGTTATTTCAGAACAAATTCGTAATACAGTCGAATTTTATGAACCTCGTGTTAATAATTTAAAGGTTGAGGTTGATCCACGTCCTGATGATAACGCCTTTTCTTGTAATGTTTTCTTTGATATTGTTGGTTTAGACCTCCCAACACAGTCTTTTAACTTCTTACTAGAGGCAACTCGCTAAAAATATGCCTTACACACAGTTTACTAACCTAGATTTCGATCAAATTAAGGCAGAAATTAAGGGATACCTCAAATCAAATTCAAATTTTACTGATTTTGACTTTGAAGGATCTAATTTTTCTGTTCTAATTGACACTTTAGCATACAATACGTATATCAATGCGTTTAATGCTAACCTTGTAGTCAATGAATCCTTCTTGGATGGTGCCACAGTACGTGAAAACGTGGTGTCATTGGCAAGAAATATCGGTTATGTACCGAGATCTAAGAGTGCTGCTAAGGCAAACATCACTTTTGATGTGCCAACTGCTTCTAATAGCAAGACAATGACCCTTCTGAAGGGTTTGGTTACAGTTGGTCCTTTCGATAATACAACATATCGCTTCTCCATACCCGAAAATATCACTGCAAACATTAAAAACGGTGTTGCAACCTTCGGAACAACAGAAAGTCCTATTGAAATCTTCCAAGGAACACTGTTGACAAGGCAATTTGCAGTAGATACATCAGTAAATCAGCGTTTTATCCTTGACAATCCAAGTATTGATACCTCAAGTATTAGAGTTTCAGTCACTTCAGCGGGTCAAGTTGGTGGTGAAAGAGAATTTAAGCACGTTGATAACATTTTACACATCGATAAGTCATCCGAAATCTTTTTATTACAAGAAATTGGTGATGAACAGTATGAATTGCTGTTTGGTGATGGATATTTTGGTAAAAAATTAGAAACTGGGCAAATTATTACCGTTTCTTACATTATTACTGACGGTTCTTTAGGAAATGGACCCTCGGTTTTCGATTTTCAAGGCAATTTAGCGGATGAAAACGGAATTCGCTTGATTCCTACTGGTTCAATCACCGTAAACACCGTTCAGAAGGCGATAAACGGCGGTGAAATCGAAAATTTATCATCTATCAAGTACTTTGCCCCAAGATTGTACTCAGCGCAGCACAGAGCGGTTACGTCAAGAGATTATGAGGCGATTATTTCTTCAATTTACACTAATACTGAGTCTGTTGCAGTGGTTGGTGGTGAAGAATTAACTCCACCTAAGTTTGGAACGGTTCAAATTAGTATCAAACCCAAGAATGGTTCATATATTTCCGACTTTGATAAGCAAAATATTCTCAATAAACTGAAAAAGTACTCAATCGCTGGTATTAATCAACAAATTGTTGATCTTAAGGTTCTTTATGTTGAACTTGACTCAACAGTTTACTACGATAACTCTAGAATATCGAATGCTAGTGATCTGAAGACCAGAATTACCAATACATTAACATCATACTCGAAAGATGTTGACATGAATCGCTTTGGTGGGCGATTTAAGTACAGTAAAGCACTGCAATTAATTGATAGGGTTGATAATGCAATCACTTCTAACATCACAAAGGTGAAGATTAGGAGAGATATGAAGGCACTTGTAAATCAATTTGCACAATATGAGTTGTGCTTTGGTAACAAGTTCCATATCAATCCTGCAGGATACAACATCAAGAGTACTGGATTTAATATCAGTGGTTCTTCTGATACTGTCTACTTTACTGATGTTCCAAATAAGGATGCAAACGGCAATTTAGATGGTAGTGGTAAGGGTGTACTCTCCGCTATTAGAAAAACGGATACAGATCAATTGCAGGTTGTTCTGAGAGGTGTTGGTACAGTTGATTATACCAAAGGAGAAATCTTAATCAATACTATCAATATCACTGGAACAGCGGCACCTAATAACATTATTGAAGTTCAAGCATTCCCAGAATCTAATGATGTTGTTGGTCTTAAAGATCTGTATTTGACACTCGACGTTTCCAATACTCGAATAAATACGATTAAAGATGTAATCGCATCTGGTGAGGATATTTCTGGTGTATCTTTTGCAAGAGATTACTATACTTCAAGTTACTCAAACGGAACCCTAGAGAGGAAATAAAATATGTCGAATTTTGAGAAGAGAGTTCAACTCAATAAGATTATTGAGAGCCAACTCCCTGAGTTTTTGGTTGCAGATTTTCCAAAAGCTGTTGACTTCTTTAGACAGTATTATATCTCCCAAGAAAAACAGGGAGGTAACATTGATCTTGTCGATAATTTAGATCGTTACATCAGAGTAGATAATCTTGTACCTGAAGTTGTTGTTGGTAAGACAACTCTTTCCTCAACAATTAGTGCAACTGATACCACAATTACCGTTCCATCAACTAAAGGATTTCCAGATGACTATGGTCTTCTGAAAATTGACGATGAAATCATAACTTACACAGCAAAAACCGCAACAACTTTTACTGGGTGTATTCGTGGTTTTAGTGGTGTTACTGGTTATGATCCTGGTATTGCTGCCATTGTAAATGATGTTAATAAGCAATCATTAATTTTTACTGAAACAACTGCTTCTGCACATAGTGCTGATGCAGAGATACAAAATCTAAGTGCTCTCTTTTTACAAGAGTTTTACGTAAAGCTCAAGAGAACTTTCACTCCTGGTTTAGAAGATTATGATTTTGTATCTGATCTCGATGTAGGAAATTTCATTAAACATGCCAGAAACTTATATCAATCAAAAGGTATTGAAGAGTCGATAAAAATTCTCTTCAAAGTTCTGTATGGTGTAGAGGCAACTGTTATTGATCTTGAATCAAGACTTGTAAAACCATCTTCCGCTGATTATATTAGAAGAGAGACTGTTGTTGTTGAACCAATCTCTGGAAATCCTTTTGGTCTGGAAGGACAAACCATATTTAAATCTACTGATCTCAGAACTAATGCTTCAGTTTCTGATGTTGAGATCTTTACTAGAAATAACGAAACATTCTACAGACTTGGTCTGTTTGTTGGATACAATGACAGGGATCTGATTGAAGGTACATTCACTATCCCTGGTGCTTCCAGAGTTACTGAAACAGTATCTGTAGGATCTTCAGTTATAAACGTTGATTCTACAATTGGTTTTGGACAAACTGGTACCGTTGTTGCTGGAAGTAGTCTTATTGATTATACATCTAAGAGTATTAATCAGTTATATGGTTGTAGCAATGTTGGTGCAGGCATCACAGCAGGCACTAGAATCCGCTCTAATGAGACTGTTTTCGGTTATGAGGGTGGAGATACCTCTAAGCGTGTAGATCTCCGTGTAACGGGCGTTCTGGCGGACTTCAAACCTCTTGGAAAACTTTCTCTTCTTGAGCAGGGTGAAGAAATCGAAGTAAGAAATGTTGGTGAAGTAATTACTAATCCAACAAGCGATAGATCTTACAAGCAAATTTTTGCAAATTCTTGGATTTATAATACTAGTTCAACATATGATATTGAAAACATCAATGGTTCAATCTTCACTCTGAAGAGTGATATTGACAAGTCAAGTCTTAAAGTTGCAGATACAGTAGATATTCTAAACGGTGATTTTGTTGTCGGTGCTGCAGCAACAGTTGTTTCCATCAATGAACCAACAAGAGAAGTAATCCTCGGTAATATTGTAGGATTTGCTGCTTCCGTTGGTGTTGATTACAGTATTCGTAGAAAATTTGAAAAGGCAGAAAGTGTAGGTGTTGCTCTATCACTTGGCAATGATACGTACATTTCTGATGTTCTTAATGTTTATACTGACGAGAGAGATGAGTTTGGTTATGTTGCTTCTAACTCTTTACCATCTTATCAGATCCAAGATGATATTCGTGAACATACTGCAGTAAGTATTAACGATAATAGATTAGTTTCTCCAGTTAATTATGACTTTAGAGATGGTGATGAGGTAGTATATACTTCTTCTACTCCTATTTCTGGATTAGTTTCTGGAGCAACATACTTTGTCGAAGTTGGTAGTGGTGGTCTTTTTTCGTTTCCGAAAAATGAAATGCGATTGTATGGTTCTAGAGGAATCTTAGGAGCACTTACATCTCCTATACAACTTGGACCATATATTCAGGGAGTACATACATTTACTCTTAGAAGACACGAAGATAGAGTTCTTTCACCAAATCAAATTCTCAGAAAGTTTAGTCTGAAGACATCACTCTCTGATATCAAGAGTGAAAAAAGACCTCTTGGATCTATCGGTATTTTAATAGATGGTGTTGAAATCTCCAGCCCAGAATCTAGAGATAAAGTCTATTCTGGACCAATTGACGAATTTGAAGTTCTCAATGGCGGTAAAGATTATGATGTAATTAATCCTCCAGAAATAACCATTGGTAATCCAGTCGGTACAGCAAATACAACTGCTCTTGTTGAAGCAGTGGTTGTTGGTAATGTAAAGGAAGTATTGGTTGATCCACAGGACTTTGATATTGAATCAATCGAAGGTGTTTCTCTAACTGGTGGTAATGGATCTGGTTGTGAATTGGAACCAGTTCTGGGCGATAGATTCCGAGAAATGGAATTTGATAGCCGTGCCCGTGCTCTTGGCGGTGGTGTAGATATTGAATTTGAAACTATTAACTTCACCAAACCACACAATCTTGCTAATGGACAGCACATCATTTACAACCAAAATGGACATGATCCAATCTCCATTGGTGTATTTGGTGATCCCACACAAGCAATCACAGGAACTCTTGTAAGTGGTGATGAGTATGTTGCTAGATTTGTTAATACATCAGCAATCACACTTCACAAGAACGACGCAGATGCTGCTGCAGGTATCAATACCATTGGTTTTTCTACAGCAACTGCTGCCAGTGGTATCCACAAATTCAGAACCCTTTCTAAAAAGAATTTAAGATCAGTAAGAGTTCTCAATTCTGGATCTGGTTATTCTTACAGAAAACTGATAGTCAATCCAGTTGGTGTATCTACAGAATATAACACAATTACATTTAAGAATCACGGATTTAAGACTGGTGAGATTATTGATTACTCAACTACTGGAACTGCAATCGCAGGTCTTGACACAAATAATAGATATTCAATTCTCAAACTTGATGATAATCGTTTCCGTTTGATTGACGTTGGTGTTGGCGGAACTGTTACAACAGATATTACAAGATCAAAAACAGTTGACTTTACTAGTGTAGGTATTGGAACACAAGTATTCCAATATCCACCAATCACTGTAGACGTAAATGTTTCTTATGGATCGACACTTGGTGGTTCATTTACATTTACACCAATCGTTACCGGTGAGATTGAATCTGCATATCTTTATGAAAAAGGAACTGGTTATGGATCAAATACTTTAAATCTACACAAGAAACCTTTAATATCCATCTCTCAAGGTAAGAATGCACAAGTATCACCAATTATATCCAACGGTAGAATTGTTGATGTTCAAATTTTAAACAAGGGCGAAGGATATAGATCTGTTCCAACAATTACCACAGAAGGTGATGGAACTGGTGCAGTATTGAGACCTATTATATCTGGGCAACAATTACAAGATGTTGTTGTTATTAATGGTGGTATTGGATATAGTGACTTCAAAACTAAACTGTATGTCAATCCAAGAGGATCGGGTGCTAAGTTTGATGTAAGAGTTAGAAGTCTTACAGTCAATGATGCAGAAAGATTTGGAGAGTACTCTAAGAATAGACAAGAAAAAATATTCTCAAATCTGTCTACAGATGAGACTAATAATGTTCTTGTATATTCGATGTATGGATATTCAAGTGATCTTGCAGTTAAGTTTGGAGATCTTGGTGGAAACCACTCACCAATTATTGGTTGGGCATATGATGGCAATCCAATCTATGGTCCATATGGATATTCAACAAGAGATGATGTTCAATCTGGAGTTAGACTTCTGAAATCTGGATATTCTCTGAATAAGGATGCAATTGAGAATAGACCTGCAGTTTCAGACTTCCCTGAAGGATTCTTCATTGAAGATTATCAGTATACTGATGATGGAGATCTTGATAGACACAATGGAAGATTTTGTAAAACCACAGAATTTCCTAATGGTGTTTATGCATATTTTGTTGGTGTTTCAACTTCTGGTAATGCTATTCAACCATCATATCCTTATTTTGTTGGAAATGATTTCAGATCAAGAGTTATCAAAGAAAATTTCACTTTAGATCAAAAGTTTGATTTTAATGATTCAGATCTTGTACGTAACACATTCCCATATAAGGTCAATGATCCTAATGCAGATTATGATTTCATCAATGAATCATATGAGTCATTCCCACAAATTGCTAGAATTGATTCTGTAACACAGGGAGATGTTGATGAAGTACTGGTAACAGATGGTGGTACAGGTTATAGAATTGGAGATAGAGTCAATTTTGATCAAACAGATACTGAGGGTATGGGTCTCAGGGCAGAAGTATCTGAAATTGTAGGTGTTGATATTGAAAAGATTGATACAACCTTAGAAACTTATGAGAGTGTTGTATTTGAATGGGATACTGATAGACAAGTTTCGGGTTACTTCAGGGATGGATTTGATGACTTTAACAATACCGATGTTGTTTTAGTATCTGGTCTTTCAACATCAGTTACATACTTAGCAGATTCTCATAAGATCGGTTTCTCCACAGAAACTGTTGGTCTTGCTAAGACGATGACCACGTTTAGTGGTGCAACTCCTCAGGTTGGTGTATTTGAGGATATTTTTGTAGATAACATTCCAAATGTTTCTGTTGGAAATACTATTACAATTTTCTCCGATCTTGGAACAGAAAATGTTAGAGTCTTGAACAACTTTAACAATGGTGTTCTGAGAGTTCAGAGATTTGGTGCTGCACCAACATTCAATGCAGGTGTTGCACACTCCACAGGAAGCCAAGTTAATGTTATAAGTGATAGGATCAAACTTTCAGTTAAAACTAAGAAGTTTACTTCCGAGCGTGATAACCTTTATTACTTCAATCCAACTGAAGCAGTTGGTGTTGGATTAACTGATGGTGGTGCTGTCTCCAGAAGAATTGAAATTGGTGATACTGTAACAAATGTATCGATTCCAACGAGAACAATTTACTTACCAAATCATCCATTCAAAACTGGTCAAAAAGTAACATTATCGAAGGGTGCTGGTACTCCAAGTTCTTTCACCGTTGGAATGAATAATGTAAATGCAAATACATTCTTCATCCCAGATCCTACTACTAAAGAAACTGACCTTTATGTAATCAATAAGGGAAGAAATTATATTGGTCTTGTAACTGAAACTGTTGGTGCTGTTGGAGTTGGAACCACTTCTGAAGGTTTATTCTTCTATAACATTGGCAATGCTGCTGATAGAGCAGACTACTTAATCAAGACAAATAAAAAGCAAGTAACTGGAGATGTAAGTAGGATTACAACTTTAGTAAGTTGTGCAGAAACTCACGGTCTCAGTAGAAATGATACAATCAAATTGAATGTTTTACCAAACACAGTTGTTGGTGTTGGTACTACTGCTGCCCTTAGACTGGCACTCAATCTTGATGAGAAGAAGATTCTGGTAAATCCAACAGGAATTCTTGCAGCAAATATCAATGTAAACAAGAATCAAATTACATTAACAGATCACGGTTATAGCACTGGTGATAAGATTTACTATACAGGTAACTCTAGTCTTGATGATGGTGATTATTTTGTTATTCGCGATTCTCTAAACACTTTCCGTCTTGCAGAAACAATTTATGAAACAAATCCTGCGACTGAAAAAGAAATCAATATTACAAGTAACGGATCTGGAACTCACACTTTTGCTCTGGTAAATCCAAGAATCGATGTCATAAGAAATTCGGATCTTCAATTCAATTTGCAGGATCCATCACTGTTTGGATATCAGCTTAGAATCTTTAGAGAAAAAGAGTTTTCTAACGAATTTGTTAGTGTTTCAGATGACGCCAACTTCAATGTTGTTAGTACAGGTTCTACCATCGGTATTGGTACTTTAGGAGAATCTGCATTAACTCTTAGATATTCTAAAAACATCCCATCTAGATTATTCTACACGTTAGAAAAATCTGGATATATTAGCACGGCAGATGCTGGTGTTGTTGATTATTCTTTAATTAATTATAGTAACAGTGAGTATAATGGTGATTATAAAGTCTTTGGTGTTACTGGGGTAGGAAATACCACCACATTCAAGATTTCACCAGTTAAAATCCCTTCAGTTCTCACATACGATCAATCGATGTGCGACAAATTAGAATTTAACACCAAGTCTGCATCTGCAATTAGTGGATCTATTGCAAAAGTAAAAATTACTTCTCCAGGATTTAATTTTGAAAAACTTCCTAGGTTTACTGATGTAACTTCCGTAAGTGGTGTTAATGCTAATATTACTCTGAAATCTAACTCCATTGGTCAACCTAAGAAAGTAAGATTCAAGGATATTGGATATGACTATGCATCAGATAAAACACTCAGACCTCAAGCATTTGTTCCACCAGTTGTCAATGTAGATAATCTTGATACTGTAAAGGATTTTGATATTGTTTCTGCAGGATCAAGATATCTCAGAGATCCAAATGTCCTTCTGATCAATGATACTACAAAAGAAATTATTGATACTGATTCTCTTCTAGCAAAAGCACCTAATGGTGCAATTTCTGAAATCAAACAACTAGCACCTCTGTTTGGATTGCAATCAGAACCACATAAACTAGTATTCATTGATAACTCCAATGGTGTTGGCATTTCCACAATGACT